GGCGCAGGGGTGGTGTGTACAGTGGAGCTTCACTCGTATTATGCGCGTACGGAGCGGCAAGATGGGCGTCAGTCTCAAGAAAAGATACGAGAGGCCGAGGTCGCGGCGGATCAACTCTTTGGAGATGTTTCCCCTCTCCTCGAGCAGATTGAAGAACAAAAACTCTCCGATCTTCCTAATAATTTGAGCAGCAATGTTCGTGTTTTGGGACGCACTTTAAATAACTACCGAAAAGGTGACAGGTCTATCCGTGCGGCAAAAGACATTCAGAACGCTCTAAAAAGCACAAACAAGGCCGCTGAAAGCACAGCCGTATATAACCTGCGTGACAATTTCTTAAGCCAGCTCACTGACGAGCAGAAGGTAGACCTATACGTCCGCGACATAATGGGTGAGTTCGGGGGCTCAGAGCAGACAAGAGAAAAAGTTCTACGCAACTGGGACAATGACCCAGAGCTTGCGCGGCAGGCGGTCGAGATGGAGGCGCGGCGCCGCATTGAGCAAGGCAGCCAAAACCTAGACTCGACCGTGATCCGTGCAGCAGAAAAAATGGGCGTTCTGCCCGCCTTTTACGATGATAATGTCGGCTCAATTATACGCAGTAATCCAGAATGGAAAAAAGCTCTGGAGCAGGTAGAACAGGAACGGGGGGCACTCCTCGCGTCTAAGGGCATTGACCCAAATCTGTTTGCAAAGCTTCAAGCTGCGCTAGACAGAGCGGACCCTGGTGGTGCAAGGATGCGTCGAGCTGAAGAGCAGAGAGGGTTGCCCGAAGAGGGACCTTTCGTTGGAGACACTGACTCCTGGAACAGGCTGGCGGTCAAGCACATCTTCAAAAAGGCTGCCCAGGAGGGTTACGACGGCGTTAGTTTTGCCCCCGGTGAGGTGCACGTTGATCGCTGGAATAACCCGGGCCTAAAGGTTCAGTACGACCAAAACATACCCTCGGCCATCAATAAGGTAATAGGCCCAGAGCCTACTTCTCCGTTTACTAATATGCCAGAGACTATGACCGTTGATGGGTTTGAGTCTAAGGTGTATCGCCTCGACGATCCGACTAAAGAGGGAGAAAGCATAAGAGAGAAGATGCTATCTCCCACGACGATGTTCGGCTTGGGCGCCGGGATGGTTGGAGCAGGGCTTATGGCTTCAGAGGAAGCCTCGGCATCACCCCTAGACCGCCAAGATGATGTCCCCGCGTATATGCGCCGCCTAGATGGGACGGTGAAGTCTGAGCGTGGGTTCCTTGGCCCGATCCGCAACAATGTCTCTGGCAAGACCATGACCGAGGTGTCGATAGGACAGCCTGGATCGGAGGAAGGGTTCTATCCTCTCCTGGTGCCTACCTTGACCCCGGAAGAGGTCGAGATCATTGCGAATATGGATCTAGAGCGGGAACGTCCTCCCCTTAGCATCATTGAGAAGGCCCGTGCTCACGCAATGGAGCGTATTGATCGTGGCCTGAGCCCGTTCTATCAGGATGGCGAAGAGAGCGCTTCGCCGCTAGGTAATGGTCGCCTATAACCTAATTGCATAAGCGTCAAGGCTTTTATAATATGTGTTCACGGCATCCGCCCAGCCGTCCAATGGGTGAGTCTTGTAGGGGTCTGAAATGAACGATTTGGCAGAACAGATCGAGGAAGAGGTCTATGAAGACGAAGAAAATGTGCTCAGCGAAGCCGGGGATGAAGAAGTCGAAGAGCTACAGCTCGACGACGACTCAGAACCGTCGGATGAGCCGTCGGAGCCGGTAGAACCCGAGGCCGAAGAGTCTGAAGACGATCTAATCGTCTCGATTGACGGGGAATCGCCAGCCCCAGAGGAAGCAGCACCGGAATGGGTGCGCGACCTGCGCAAGCAGCACCGAGAGCAGAAGCGTAGGAACCGGGAGCTAGAACAAGAACTTGAGCAGATGCGGAGTCAGGGCCAACGAGCCCGTCCGCTAGGGCCTAAGCCCACCCTCGAGGTCTATGACTACGACACGGATAAATACGAGAAGGCTCTTACTGACTGGTTTGACAGGAAGCGTAGGCATGACGCGGAGCAGGAGACTGCCCAACGTCAGCAGCAGGCCATTGAAGAGGCCTGGACCGCGAAGCAGCAGGAGTATTTTCGCCGCAAGGAGGCGATGAAGGCTAAGGACTTCGATGACGCGGAGGACACCGTTAAGGACATCCTCAACGTCACGCAGCAAGGCATCATCGTCAAAGGCGCGGAGAACCCTGAGTTCGTGGTCTATGCTTTAGGGAAGAACCCAAAGAAGGCGCAGGAGCTTGCTCAGATTGATGACCCCATTGACTTCGCGTTTGCGATCAGCAAATTGGAGAGCAAATTGAAGATTGCAACGAAGAAGTCGGCACCGCCGCCCGAGAAGACGGTCAAAGCAACAGGCCGTGTATCGGGTTCGGTGGACTCAACCCTTGAACGGCTGAGAGCTGAAGCGGAGAAGACCGGGGATTATTCCAAGGTCATGCGCTACAAGAAACAGCTCAAGGCAAGCAAATAACTTTAGGAGGCCATCATGGCTAACTCGTTTTCCAAGGAAGAGCGCGTTGCGTTTGAGGACATCCTCGAAGGCTTCAACGATGCCCTGATCCTTTCCCGTAACGTGAGCGTGTATAACACTGACTCCGCAATGATGGAGCGCGCACGCGACACCATCTGGCGTCCGATGCCCTACATCGCTCAGTCCATCAACGCTACCGCTGGCAGCTCCATCGCTGGTTCGTATCAGGACATGACCCAGCTTTCTGTGCCCGCTACCCTGGGCTACAGCAAGGCTGTTCCCTGGACGATGACCACGCTGGAACTCCGTGACGCCCTCCAAGAGGGTCGCCTCGGCACGGCAGCACGTCAGAAGCTCGCTTCCGACATCAACACCGCCGTCCTCGACGTTGCCGCTAACCAGGGCACGCTCGTTGTGACCACCACCACCCCGGCTGGTGACTACGACGACGTGGCGCTGTGCGACAGCCTCATGAACGAGCAAGGTGTGCCGGACTTCGACCGCTACCTGGCCCTGTCCAGCCGCGACTACAACGGCATGGCTGGGAACCTGGCAGCAGCTACCCGCTCCTTCGGGAACAACAAGTCTGACTCCGCTTACGAGCGTAGCCAGGTGGGTATGGTCGCTGGCTTCGACACCTATAAGCTCGACGTGGCCAAGCGGATCACGGCTCAGGCAGCTGCCCCCACGGTCGATACGACCTCGGCAGCAGTCGTGAACTACGTTCCTCAGGCAACCTCGACCGCTGTTGGTGGCGAGATCAACGTGGACAACCGTTACCAGCAAATCGCCATCTCCAGCACCGCTGGTCTGGCTGCTGGCGATGCGTTCACCATCGCAGGCGTGGAAGCTGTGCATCACATCACGAAGAACAGCACGGGTCAGCTCAAGACCTTCCGCGTTCTCTCCGTGGACAGCGGCACCCTGATGACCATCTCCCCGGCTATCATCAGCGGCGGTGGCGGCACCGATGCCGAGCTTCAGTACAAGAACGTGGACCTGGCTTCCACCTCTGCCACTGCGGCCATCACCTTCCTCAACACCACGGCAGCCAACGTCAACTGCTTCTGGCAGCGGGACGCTCTCGAGCTTCTCCCTGGCCGGTTCGCAGTGCCCTCCGACGCTGGCACCGCTGTGATGCGTGCGACCACCGATCAAGGTGTGGAGCTTGTCATGCAGAAGTTCTATGACATCGACTCCATGACGATCAAGTATCGTCTCGACACCCTCTTCGGGGTTTGCTGCAAGCAGCCTGAAATGGCTGGTATCCTCCTCTTCGATCAATAAGAGGACTGAGGGGGCGGTGGCTTCGGCTGCCGCTCCCTTTTCTAAGGAGTGGCTATGCCTGTCAAGAAGGGTAAGTCTAAGAAGACGATTAGCCAGAATATTAGGACGGAGATGGCCGCTGGCCGTCCCCAGCGCCAGGCGGTAGCGATAGCGCTCCGTACGGCAGACAAGAAAAAGAAGCGCAGAACCCGGAGGGCATGATGGCCGGAAAGAAGAAGTCTGGAAAGAAGAATCCTGGGCTATACGCGAACATCCAAGCCAAGCGTCGGCGCATCAAGGCCGGTTCTCCCGAGCGAATGCGGACGCCTGGAACGGCTGGCGCTCCCACTGCTGCTCAATTCGCTCAAGCGGCTAAGACCGCTAAGAAGCGCAAGAGCAGATCGAGTCGAACTGCATGATCTCCTTCCCCAATCAAGTATTTCGTGAGGGTGGACCTCACTGGCACCCTGTGGCGCGTACCCGGTACAGCATCAAGGGTGTGAACAATCAGGAAGAGCTTGACGCCGCGTTGAAAGACGGCTGGCGCCTCTCCATGCTTGAACCTGTGATTGACGAAGATCCAGTGGTAGAATCCGAAGAGCCCCTAGACGATTCTCCTCCCACGAAAGAGGAGATGCTCCAGAAGGCGGAGGAGCTAGGGCTAAAGATCGACAAGCGCTGGTCTGAGAAGACCCTGCTTGCCAAGATCGAGGAGGCTCT